TCACATTGTGGTCACTGGTGGACACAATGTGGACACGATTTCCTGATTACCCTCAGTGCCATCAGTTATGGCTGGCTCTCCGCCATTCTCGCTGCTTTTTCCTATCTCGACAGCTTCCAGCCCTCCCCTTAGTGGATTGAGCGTTACAGCGTGTAAGAGGAAGTCTGGCGCGAAATGGGCATAAATCATCGTCTGCTCAATTTTCGCATGTCCGAGAATGTCACGCAGGGTGATGATGTTTCCGCCGTTCATCATAAAATGACTCGCGAAAGTGTGCCTTAGAACGTGTGTTGCCTGCCCGCGTGGCAACTCTGGTATTGCGGTTCGCAGCTTTTCCCTAAAGCTCTCATAATCGACTTTGAACAACTTCCCGCTTTTGCGAGAACTGATCAGCTTCTCCAGCTCTGACGAAATCGGGATCACCCTGTTTTTGCCGTTCTTGGTAGCGAAAAAGTGGATGCGTCCCATACGTACCCGCATTGAATCCAGTTCCGCCGCTTCACTCCATCGTGCGCCTGTGCTCAGGCAAACCAGCGCGACTTTTCTTTCATCACCTTCCAGAGCGTTAAGCAGCGCAGTGATCTGGTCCGGCATCAGGAATATGACTTCCGGATCCGCCTGTTTTAAGGGCGGCAGCTCCTGCACCGGATTTGGTTGGCGGTACTCTCCGAGCTTAATCAAAGTAGAGAACATGCCGGAAAGGCGATAAACATCACGGTTAATCGTGGCCGGTGATATTCCCGCTGCAAGTCTGGACGTTCGCAACTGGAGCAGATTTTTTTTGCTAAGGGCGTTTGCCGGCATATCACCAATCTGCGAGATGGTTTTACGCAGGTGCATCAGCTCAATTTTGCCGTTCTTCAGCGTGACGCCATGAACTTTCCACCAATTTTCTAACAGCTCGGAGATACGGCGGCGATCTGTGGGTTGCTTGGCCCATTCATCAGGCTCGCTTGCCTTACTCAGTATCCAGAGCTCATACGCTTTCGCGTCAGACTTTCTGCTAAATTTCTTCCGGTATCGCTTTCCTGCTTTACCGTTAGGGCGGATGTCCACCATCCATTGACCATCATCAGTTGGTTTAATGCTCATGGTTGAGCCCTCCTGATTGATGGTGTTGCTTCATCATTTGCCGGGCCAGTGTGGCTCAGCAGCCAGGCGGAATGTACCGCTAACCATCCCTGCCTGTTAATTGGCGTAATTCTGTTTTTTCTGGCCCACTGTGTGTGAGAGCCGGCGATACTTGGCCGGCTGCTTCAGTAGTTTTGCCGATCATGATCCATAACGTGTACTTCTCGAACCTTGCTGTGCTAACAATTCTCTCAAGTGTCTTAAGACCGACACCATCACCGCCCGATTCAATATTCCTCAAGCTGCTTAAAGCGAGGTTACATTCCTTAGCCATCGCTGCCTGAGTGATCCCTTCTGCCATCCTGATAGCGCGTATTTTATTTCCATAGCCCTGAGTCATTTGAACTCCCAAAAGTACCGGATTAGTTAACGAGGCTACTGATTAGCAGCACCGGCGTTATCGCCCTCGTCGTCTAAATCTTCAGCGCCTTTAGGTGCTATCTGTCCAGCCTCTTTGGCTGTTTCCCCCGTCATTAGCCACAAGGCGTACTTCTTGAACAAATCTACAGATAGAAAGCGGTCGATTATCACCAATCCAACTTCTTTCTGATTCGTTTCATAGTTCCTTATCGTACTAAGAGCAATTCCAGTTAAATCACGTAGTTGAGCTTGTGTAAGCCCCTCAGCAATACGGATTAGTCTTAATTTTTCGCTATGTCGTGTTGACAAGATACCCTCGGGGAGATTAAATAAGCGAACATCTCCTACGGGAGATTATCCGCAAGTGAAAAACTCAACTGGCTTATAAGGCGTTAGGAACCAGTTATAACCAGTTGGAACCAAAAACAGGAGATTATCACATGAGCACGATGAGTGATGGTTTAGAGGTCAAAAGCATCGCTGATGCAGTTTCTTACCAGAAGTTTGGTGAGTTGATCGGTAAGCCGGCCAGCGCAATTAAAGCGATGGCTGAAAACAATAAGCTGCCGCTGATCGAGTGGCGTAACCCGGAAAACCCTACCGGCCGAGCTGGTGAGAAAATGGTGTATCTACCTGAATTTAATCGCGCTATGCGGGATGCATATTACTCCCGACCGACCGAACAACGCGATGCCTGGTTGCTGTGGCTGGGCCTTTAAATGTCAGCGGCGCATCAGGTGGTTGAAATAAACAAGCACGTCAGCCTGTATCGCGGCTTCACAATCCAGCGTTTGCCGCGCAGCGCAGTCGATAAAAATCATCGCTATCAGGTGACCAAAGACGGCATGTATTACGGGCAGGAATTCGCCCAGGCCGAAGCAATACGCACCATTGATGGCCTGCATCACGATCATGAAGTCTGGTGCAAGCGCCTCGGCGTCACGTTGATGAAATGCGAGGTGACAGATTGTTCAGTGCCGAAGAATGGCAATTAGCGTGTTATTTGACGCTGCTGGCGTGGGGACTGATTGAGTCAGTGCAGCTGATCATTCAGGACATTTGCCGGCGACAGCGGGCGAAGCAGTACAAGGCGAGCAAACAGGGAGCCAATAAAAATGCGTCATGAATACCAGGTTTTAAAAAATAATCTGCTGAATGCCTATCACAGCAAAGTGATGGTGCTAAAAGCGGCAACAGCCGTGGCACCGCAGGTGCGTGAAAACTCTCTGGCCGATTATGCATTTCGCCTGAGCATCGGGCTTGAAGGTCTGGTGACAGTGGCAAATGCATCAGGTGACGCTGAGTCTGCTGACGAACTTGAAAAGGTTGTCGCTCTCTGTAACCGTGGTTATTTTCCACTGCCATCAATGCCTTAATAGCCGGGTAGTTACTGGGGGTTATTGAGCCATTGTGTTGTTAAGGAAAAGGATGCAATTTTTTTAAATGCACATCTTGATTATTAACCGGAGCGAAGCTTTTGAACCTCCACTTAAGCAATGAGCCAATAATCAGGTACATTTCCATCAGTTCCTCTTGATTGGCCTGATCGGAAATATAAGCATCATCATGCATGAGTAATTGAATGATATCGCTGAACTTTTCGTTAATTACTGTGTAAGTAGGCATGTTTATCCTGGTGTCGAAAGGGGGATGAGTTTTCTTATTTTTAGATAGAGCTTACTAAAGCTAGTGCCATTTCTGTTTAGAAGCAACCGAGACCGGACACAGGACGTTGCAAGTGCCGGGCTTATCAGGGGTATCATTTGCGAGTGATGCGGCTGATGAGATTAAGGGGAATCACCATGACGACAAGTATTGCGAAAGTGGATGCTATAGCTGATAAAGCTGAAGCTCTCGGTAAAGAAATCAAAAATAGTGAAAGTCGGTTTGAAAAACTTTTTATTTATGAAGCGGATGAGTCAATGATTTATGAAGACGGGTTATTGCGTACTCGCCCAATAGTTGAACTCTCAGCCAGACTCTATCAATCAACTACGGATTGGCTTAAAGATAACGGTCTTTCTAGTATGGAATTCCGGGATCTGGATGCGGCATTTTCACTAATGAAAATAATGGCTGCAAGGAAAAAGGGCGGCCGATTTACGCCGCCAGTTTACTGAGTCAATCGACCTCGAATTTATAAATGAGGCGAGAGAATTTCTGATTAATTAGCATGCTAGCCTTTGAGTGCAAATCTTCAATATCATCCTGAAGAGGGCTATTAACGATAGGCTGATTAATTGATTCAAGTGTTTCGACTAATAGGTTCAATGTTTTCAAGATCTGTAAGTCATAAGGCATATAGTTTCCTTGTGTTGATTCGTTTATTTGTTGTGCTGTCGGGCACTCAGACAAACAAAGCGAAGATAACACACCATGAGCCGGGCATGGTTAAAAAGCCGGTGCTTATCCGAGGCATCGCTTACGAGCGATGCGCCTGATAAGTCTCTGTGAGGTGGTCTATGAAGGTTATCGCGGGAGGAAAAAGGGCGGCAAACCCTTATGCCGCGATAGCTGCACCCTATCTTCAGCAGTTTCACAGGAAGATGATCGAGCAGCGGGGAGGCACGGCCATAGCGTGCGCTTTCAATAAATTTTCCGCAGCTGAGCGTAAAGCCATTTTTGTGCTGGGAAATGCAAAGGCCGATAGCTGGCCGGGGAAAATGGCGAGGCTTGGTCAGGAGCAAATTGAGTATGAGTATTGTCAGTTTTCAGCGCAGGAAAAATTGACGCTTATTTCGGGTATGAAGGCGCTTAAAGAACTATCAGACCGAATCCCATATAGCCGCCCCGGTGAGGAAGCCGCAGCGAGATTTGCTGAGGAAGAGGCGGAGAAGCGTAAAGCGCAGGACAGTGATGAAAAATCACAAAAAGAAGTGCCAACTTCTTCAGTTAGCGATGTAACGGAAATATCGGACGAATTACAGCGCGCTAACGGCTTCTGAAATAAATAACCAATGATTTTTTTAATCAGGCGAATTACTCGCCGGGCTTCGTGCAACCTAAAAAAGGGTGACTACATGCAATCAATACCGCGGGCGAAAGTGACGAGCTGTGAAAACGTCATGATCTCCATGCTTACCAAAGCCATTCAGGAGGGGCAGCAGGATAAAGCCTACTCCGTTTCCATCCGCCTCAACGCACTGGCGATTCACATCGTCAAGAACCAGCTGAGCCCCGCTGCAACTTCTGAACTTCTGATGAAAGAAGCCGCGAAGTATGAAGCGCAGGCCATAGGGGGTTTGTGATGCCGGATATCATAGATATTGCCCAGGACCGCGCCGCCGAAATGCTGGCGCATCAGATTACTGCAGCACGGCCAAAAGCGGCCGCAGCCAGCAGTTCATTTTGTGAAGAATGTGATGAGCCAATACCTGAAGCGCGTCGCCGTGCACTGGTTGGCGTATCAACCTGTGCAACATGCCAGGAGTTAATAGAGCGGCGCGCGAAAGTCACAGGAATGCGGGGCGGCTGCCATGAATAAAACAATCCTGAAATGGGCTGGCAGCAAAGCAAAAGTCATGGCTCAGCTAAACAAGTATTTACCCGCCGGGGCGCGACTGGTAGAGCCGTTCGCTGGCTCCTGTGCCGTGATGATGAATACCGATTACCCGGCCTATCTTATCGCTGATATAAATCCTGATCTCATCAACCTCTATCAGCAGGTGAAAGAGTTTGAAAAGCCATTCACTGCACTGGTTGCCGGGATCTTCGCTCAGAACGGTAGCGAAGAAGATTATCGCCGCATTCGCAATGAATTTAATCATGAAGCCAGCCTGCCGCTGCTTTATCGCGCCGCTTATTTTCTCTACTTAAACCGCCACGGTTATCGGGGGCTGTGCCGCTACAACCGCAGGGGTGATTTCAATACGCCTTATGAAAAGCAGGCTAAGCCGCATCTGCCGGTTGATGAAATCCGTGCATTCGCAGCTAAAGCCCAGCGCGCAACGTTTATCTGCGCGGACTTTGCTGAAACGCTGGCTCAGGTTCAGGCAGGTGATGTGGTCTATTGCGATCCTCCGTATGCCGGCGCATTTACCCAATATCACACCGACGCTTTCAACGATGACAAGCAGCGGCAGTTGGCGCAGTTGCTTAGCTCGTTAATATCGGCAGGCGTATCAGTGGTTGCCTCAAACAGCGATACCCCGCTGGTTCAGGAGCTCTACGCGGGGTTTGATCGCCACGTTATCAGCGTTGCGCGCAGCATCGGCGTTGCTGCTGGTAAAGGTAAAAAAGCCAGCGAGATTGTTGCCGTAAGCCGTGTGGTTGCTGTTAGTGAGGTGGCGGCATGAACCTTGTTGACGCAGTAATCACGCGCATAATCGATATCCGGCCGTATCGTCATTTCTGGTTGGTTGAGGTTGAAACTAATGCGTATGGCAATCTAACCAAAACTGAACTTTTCAAAGATACCGAAGAGCAGGCGCGTACCGTCAAGCCGGGTGATGTCATCGCGATATGACAGAGACAACACGCGGCAGAATCGCCCCATCACCTCCGCCCCCATTCCCCGGCAAAGCACCTGAGCCTGCCGGGGCTTATGCATGGAATGCCGCCAGAGATTCCGCTGATTACGTGGTGGACCGCGCACCCGGTTTAATCCGCTATCGCCACGATGGCGAGTCACGATCAGTTGAGTTTTTTGATCTCTTCGGGCAGCGCCGAGCTCGTGATCAGGAAGAGCGGCTGCTGCGTCGTCGCCTGCAATCTCTGCCGCAATACATACGTCGATTCTATGCACAAAAGCTGACTGAAATTGAAGAGCAACAGGGTAAGAAAAAAGCGGCTCACTGGCTGAAGGCATCATTTGGCCGCTTTGTTCTTCCTCGCGTTGATGCAGTTAATCAGCAGTACCAGCCTGACGGAGTCATGCCGTCTGTACTGATTGAGTTTCGTGAATCTTTTTACCGCATTCCATGGGCCGGTAAACGCGAGCTGAAAAAAATGGCTTATCTCCTTGCTGATAAGTTAACGAATGAGCTGGTAAGCGAAACTAATCTTCAGATGGAAAAATACGGCGACGCTGAATTTTCCATTCTGTCCGGTTACGGCCGTGCCGCCTGGCTGATAACCCACCTCAACATGACTGCGCCGGGATGGCAAAAATATTGCGCTGAAGAGCTGACAGCCGAAGAGGCGTTGTGCGCGGCCGCGCGTATCGAATCACCTTCATGGTGGTTGCGTCGTCTTCGCAAAATGCACGATCAGTGGCGTGAACATCTGATGATAGCGGCTGGTTATGTGCATAAAAAAGCCGCTCCGTATTGCAGTGATCCTGCCCTGAACGAGTGGGTGGCTCAGAAGCGGGCTAACCGCGAATTCCTCAACGCCATGGAACTTGAAGACCAGGACACCGGAGAGCGTTCATCGCTGGCCGAGAAAGTGGACGGCAGTATTGCTAATCCGGCGATCCGCCGCGCTGAACTCATGGTCAGAATGCGCGGCTTTGAGGATTTGGCGAAGGCGCAGGGTTTGACCGGTGACTTTTACACACTGACTGCACCGTCCAAATATCACGCTATGCAGGTAAGCGGTAAAAGAAATAACAAATATCAGGCGGCAAACCCACGTGAGACGCAGCGCTATCTTTGCAACGTCTGGTCTAAGGTGCGCTCAGCCTGGGCGCGTAAAGGTATACGTGCCTTTGGTTTCCGCGTAACGGAGCCCCATCACGATGCAACGCCTCACTGGCACTTGTTGCTGTTCTTCCAGCCAGACCGCATAGAGCAGGCCCGCGCCATTTTCCGGGAGTATGCGCTTGAGATTGATGGTGACGAGAAAGGCGCTGAAGAGGCGCGCTTTAAAGTGGTTCCCATTGATGAGCAATTCGGCTCAGCAACGGGGTATATCGCTAAATACATCTCCAAAAACATCGATGGCTACGCACTGGATGGTGAGAAGGATGACGAAACTGGCGAAGAGTTAAAGGATGTTGCTAAGCGCGTAAGCGCCTGGTCTTCACGCTGGCGCATCCGTCAGTTCCAGCCTATTGGTGGCGCGCCGGTTACTGTTTACAGAGAGCTGCGCCGGTTGCGTGATCGCGAGCTGGTGCTGCACCCCGAAATCTCACCTGTTCATGAGGCTGCTGACGCCGGCGACTGGGCCGGATATGTCGCGGCTCAGGGTGGGCCGCTGGTGCAGCGCAAAGACCTCCGCGTGCGACTGAATTATGAGATCACCAAAAACGGTAATGACTATGGTGATGATGTCAGCCGTATTTCCGGGGTTTATTCGCCTTTCTCGCCCCGCGACATCATTTATACCCGCACCGTTGAATACAAAATCGTGCCCAGGCTGAAGGCCGGCACGGATGAGGCCTTTGAAGTTTCAGGCGGCATCGCCGCCCCTCGGAGTTCTGTCAATAACTGTACGCGGGAGCCGCTACAGGATGAAAAACCACCGGTATCGAGGACGGTTATTAATGACCGTTCTGGCCATTCTGAAGATGTTCAGGCACCGGAAAGTGGTGTTGTTGCGCTTAACTTCGAAAAACTGAGCCGCAGAGAGCGGCGCGAGCTGAACCGGAAGCTGATTTCAGAGGTCCGGCACCAGAAAGACGCGATAAAAGAGCGGCGAACGGAGCTGGCTTCTCCCGTTCAGGCGGAACCGCTGCTGAAAAAAGTGGTTGAGGATGCCCGCTGGCTGGGGCTGGAAATCAGTTTCAGCCAGGCAAAATTGATGATCAGTGGGCAGCGAATGTGCCTAGACGGTAAATGGTGGACGGTTTTTGCCGGTGAGTTGAAGAGCACCATGCCGCCGGCAGAGTCGCGCGCTAAATCGCTGGTTGAGCGCATGAAGAAAGCTCTGCATGCGGATTGATCCAGAAAAAGTGCATCTGCAGCAGGGTTAAAAATGACCGTGCCAGCTGCTGGGAAAGAATCGGTCATTATCGGCCATGCGGTACCGGTGAGGGAAAAAAATGGGTTATCTCGGAAGCAAAGCGGCCAGCGGCGTTTTTCAGAAAATTATCGCTATGATGCCAGTGCATGACACTTACATTGAGACGCATCTTGGTGGCGGGGCGATCATGCTGCGTAAACCAATGGCGGCTAAAACTATCGGTGTTGATATCGACTCGCGAACAATCAGCGATTTTGCGGAGAGTAATAGCGCATTCATCAGCGCCGGAGGGGTACAGCTTGACCAGGCTGACTGTGTGCAGTTTTTGCAAAGTTATGATTTCCAGAGCGCCGGGCGCGTTCTCGTATACAGCGATCCGCCCTATATGCCTGAAACGCGCAGCAGTAAGAACCGGTATCGCTACGAATATTCTGTTGCCGATCATATGACGCTAATTGAGTGCCTGCGAAGTTTGCCGGCAAACGTCAACGTCATGCTGTCCGGTTATCCATCGGAGACGTATGATCGTGAGCTGGCCGACTGGCACAGCTGTGAATTTCAGGCCATGACCCGCGGCGGGGTGAGAACGGAAAAGCTATGGGTTAATTTTGACCCTGCTGCAGTTGCGCGATTTTCGACTGCTTATGTTGGAGAGGATTATGAAGACCGCCGGCGCATTAAGAGAAAGGTGGAGCGCTGGCGCAAAAAGTATCTTCAGCTGTCACAGCAGGAAAGAATGGCAATTATGGCTGAACTGGCCGGAATTGATTTTGATGATGCCAATTCACGCAAGCCCGCGTAGTTGCAGGCTTTATCGGGGTGTAGTGAAAAGCCGCTACCCGCAGGCCCGATTAGCGAGCTACGCGAGTCTGTCGGGCGAGGAAGCGGAAAAGTGCGGGGCTGAATACTGGTGCTAATGGCTCTGTAACTTCAGGATAATTCCTAAATAGGCTGGGCTCAGAGCGGTCAGCGTTGAATGCTTAGCGGTTCCCCGTTATACCGTAGCTGAGTCCAATCCGCCCCCCGGCGATATTACCCATGAAAATTTACGATACGAGCTACGGTCCTGACACCTTCGGCCGCATACGTATGGGCCTGATTACCGAAATGTTTCTAATTTATGAAGGCTATCTATGCCCTGAAGAAGGTGATCAACTCCGCATAAGTTGTACTTTTAAGGGAGTAGTTAGAGACATTTACATTGTTAAAATTTTAGAAGTTAGACCTTGTGTTGATGAGCCCGAGACAGTGTTAATTAGAGTCGGGGCATTGCAATTGGCTAATTTAAAAGAGAAAAATTACAACGTAAACTGCTCTCGAGATTTAAATCCAACCTTACATTGAATTACTTTGATTAAAGTTGTCGCTGTCTATTTATCCAGTTGTATAAAAAATCACTATTATTTTTTTGCCCTCCTGTTTAAAATTCGCGCGCCCGTGAATAGCTATGGGTTCGGCGATCTTAGTGCTATTCATAATGCGTTAAAAAGAGCCTAAAGTTGGCTCTTTTTTATCCGATGAACATATGGAAGTAGTCTTAAAATTGAGCAAAGAGATGACCCGGCCAAAGAGCTGAGGCTCACATTAATTTTCAGGGAAATTGCCGCCAAATCATAACGTTGAGTTATCAGGGCGTCAGGGGAAAATGATGTTTGTTAATCGACAAGAGCTTTACCGACAATTAGAAGCAAGCAGAAACTCTAAAGTTATCACGTATGTTACAGGTGATAGGCAAGGACTAGGCACACACATAGCAGCAGATGCTTTTGATTTTTTCGCTAATCAATTAGATGAAATCGGCGATACACATAAAATTAGCCTGTTTATCTATACGACTGGTGGGGACATTCTGGCTGCTTGGAGCATCATTAATCTTGTTCGCCAGTTCTGCAAAGAGTTAGAAGTGATTATTCCTTCTAAGTGCTTGAGTGCTGGTACATTAATGTCGCTAGGTGCCAATAATATTGTGATGACTAAGCAGGCAACACTCGGCCCGATCGATCCCAGTGTAAATGGACCTCTTAATCCGCAGGTTGTCTTGAATGGGCAGCAGCAGCAATGGGCTGTAAGCGTTGAAGAAATCAAAGGCTATATAGCTGTAGCTAAACAGGAATTCGGAATCGAAGATGGTCCTGCTTTAGCTCAAATTTTGCAAAGTTTGAGCGACAAAGTTCATCCTTTGGTATTAGGCCGTGTATACAGAACTCAGGCGCAGATTCAGATGTTGGCTAGGAAGCTTCTTGCCAACCAGGTCACTGAGAAAAACACAGTTGATGGTATCGTTAGCTTCCTGTGCAGTGAGTCAGGAAGCCATGATTACACTATCAACCGTACTGAAGCTAAAGAATTGGGACTTCACATTGAAAAGCCTGATGACAATTTGTACGGCTTGATCAAAAGCATCTACGCTGACATTAAGTCAGAATTACAACTTGGTCAGCCATTTGATGTGAACGCCATCTTAGGCGCCGCAGATGAGCTTAACTACAAATCAGTTAGATGCTTGATCGAAGCAACAGACACATTTTCATATCAATACACGACCGATTGGACGTTCCGACGCACAGCAATTGATCAGAACGGGATCCAACAGGTTTTTGTTAACAACACTATCAATAGAGAAGGATGGGGCCGCCATGACCAGTAACCGCTCAGAAACAGCGAGATACCTGGCTTTTAACCAAGGGTTAAGTACCTCAGCACCGAGAACAGAACAGAGTAGTAGCAAGACCTATCAAACTGGCTTTCAACCGGTAGTTGGTCAGCAATACAGTCAATTTCAAACTAGTGGTGCCGCGCCTACTTTTAAAATCTGACGTGATCTAATGTAATGAAAAAGCCCGCGAAACGCGGGCTTTTTCATTACATTAGATCACTGCAATAAAATGCCATTAAACGCACAATTTTTGCTATCAGAAAGTTTGGACCTAAAGCCTATACTGGCGCGGGTTCCGTTCGACTGCAATAGTGCAAAAAAAGGCGCCATTTTTATGCGCGGGCGAGGCGGGGGAGCAGTCGCGCTCTTAAGGGGGTAGGTATACCCCTTTTATATCGCGAAAATTACCGTCAAAAATGAAGCGCTGTAGCGCGTTTAGCGCTGTGGCAGGGTGTTGGCGGGTAAATGCAGAGAGTCCCGCAGCGTGGCGCTGAGGGGCTCTGGTGAGATGAGGTTTGATCGAGGTTGGCGGGGGCTGGCGTCAGTCGCCGGCTTTTTCTTCAGCCAGGGCGTAAGGGTTGAACTGAAACACCTCAATGCCCAGCCAGTCGTTAACCGCCTTCAGCGATTCCATGATCGGGTAGAGTTCGTTGATTGCAAACACCCTGGCCGCTTTTACGATATCGCCGAGACCGCTGGTATTGTTGGGCATGACGCCCATCAGCTGAGGCGGGACGCGGTGGATGGCCAGCATGTCATCACGCGTAGCGTCTTTGATCCCTGTGAATTCATCCTTCGCAGCTATCTGGCTGAACGGCAGGATTTGTAAGCCGTCCTTTTTACCGCCGGCGGCATAGACAAACAGATTTTTAAACGCGCCGCCGCCGCGCGCGTCTTTAAGTGAGCGCTTCAGCTTTTCAACATCAGCCGTGTTTGCCACGGGATCGGTGAGATACACAATCACGCCGGCGTGACTGCCGTTGATGTAGTAATTGCGTCGGAATAGCGTAGCCTCGCCGTTTAGCATGATGGACTGAAGCGCTGACATATATTCCGGCGCGCCGTAAATCTCCTGGTGAATGCTGGCGTTTCGCAGGTGGAACACCTTCCCTGGTTCAAAAGCGTAATCCTCCTGGTAGTGGGTCACAAACCAGTACTGGTCGAGATCCACACCGCGCCGGGTGTATTTCGCCAGCGAATGCTTAAGCTTCAGCGGCTGGCCCAGTCGATTATCACGCCGCTCAAGATAGGCATCGCCGAACACCAGATAATCCATTACGAAAGCGCTCGCGTCCTGACGTGAAAGCAGCGGGTGCGGCTTAAAGCACGACATAATTACATTGCGTTTAAAGACCAGCGGCGACTCATGGTGAACCGCGCCGGCCAGCAGGCGGGCAAGTCCGTAAGGGCTAATCGGCGGTTCATACCAGCGCCCATTGCTGGCGCACTCCATACAATCCTGAAGGTCGCGCTTATCCATGATCGATGTGGGTTCGCCAAAGCTGAAAGATTCCAGCGCCTCGATCGGTTCGGCCATCTCAGCGGCAGGCTGGCTGTTTGCTGGCGTGGTGGTTGTGCTTAACGTCTTTTTATTCCTGCGGCTCATGGTCAAAATTCCTCAACAAAGCTGTCTGTGCCGCTGCCGGCATCATTGCCCAGCGGTTCATTCTGAAGTGCGTGCATCGTTGCCCAGGCTAAATCGCCATGACTGCTGCCGCGCGTACGGTCTGATGCGTAAGAGGTCTGGCCGCTCTGCGTGACGAATTTGCGGATGGTCATGAAGCTGCTGACGATATCCATCATGCCGGCGTCATATTCAAAGCGGCCGGCGCGGATAACCATCTGCGCTTTGAGTACCAGCTGGCGTTTAACAGCCGGGGTATACAGGTGCATCTGCGCAGCGGGGAAGAACTTCAGCACAAGCTGATGTACCGCCGCGCCAATGCCGGTGCCGTCTATATCGATGTGCTGCACGTTGTACATCCGCGTGAGGCGCTCAATGAATTTCGCCTGCTCTTCAAACTCCATCCCGCGCAGCTGGTGACGTTCAATTACGCGGAATTTGCCGCCGGAAACCAGTGGCGGGGAAAGCACGACAAGCCCGGCGCTGTCACCTTTGTCACTGCTGCCGTTGGGATCGTAGCCAATCCAGACCGGGCGGCTGGCGAGTGGTCGCGGGGCGTAGGGGTTCCAGTCAGGCCAGATACCGCTGTAACCATCCACGCCGCAGCCAATCAGGGCGTTGTAGTTAAACGCACGTTCGCCGGCGACAACGAATTTACACATGTAAAGGTTGTCGAAATCTTCATCGCTGTTTTCGCTGCGGATCTCTTCCAGGTCAATGAGCGGGAAGCCCTGATCGATAACGTCCTGCACGGTAACAATCTGCCGCCAGATGTTGTCACCGCACAGCACGCCGTTCTTCAGCGCCTTGTGTGAAAGGTCAATCTGAGCCTGTTTGCTCTTTGGCTTGCCCTTGTTGTACAGGTCGCCATTCCAGAATTTATAGGCTTCGTGCTCTTCTCCGGACGGGGTAGAAAAGTAAGTGCGGCGCAGGCCAACCTGCGTTGCCATACCGGCGGCGACTTTACGCAGATTCAGGAAGTTGGCGACCCAGAACGCCTCATCAAAGTACAGGTCACCGGTATAAGACTGCGCGGTTGCGGCTGAGGTGCCGAGAAAATAAAGCGTTGCGCCGTTCGACAGAATGATCGCATCGCCGCCTTTCAGCTCTACGCCGATGCTACGCGCCAGGAAAATAATGAATTTCTTGAACTGAAACGCCTGCGCACGCGATGCAGACAGGAATATCTGGTTAGTGCCTGTTTCCAGCGCACGCAACAACGCTTCACGGGCAAAGTACCAGCTTGCGCCTATCTGGCGGCTTTTCAGGATAAAGCGGTTACGCAGATTGCGCTGTTTGTACCAGCGTTTCTGATGCTCAAACAGCGATTCCAGTACCAGAGTGCGCAGCTCAGTAATCTGCTCAGCCGTGAAATGGTTCTTGGGCGTCTTTTTCTTCTGTTCCTTGTCCTGCTCCTTCCTTTCATCCCGCGCAAGGCGCGCCAGCTGCCGGCCAAGCAGGTCAATCGTCTTGAAGTCGTGCGCGCTTAAATCCTCTTTTTCAATCAGACGCAGATAGCGTACGTCGGTGCGCTCCAGCGCGCGCTGAATTGGCGTGGATTTATCCCATTCATCGCGGCGGCGCCATGAATAGAGCGTGTTCGCCTTCACCCCAAGCCGCTGCGCGATTTGGGGGATGCTGTATGCCTGCCAGTAAAGGGCTTTGGCTTCTGTGCGGGGATCGGATGCTGTTTTCATGGGTACAGGCTATCGCGCCCGCGCGAGGTCGAATATCGCTGATGATTGTCGCTGACGCCTCACAATTGCCTTGTGTGGCGCGGCTTTACCGGGTTGCGGAAGATAGGGGCACAGGGTGAAAGAGCCTTAGTCAACCGGAGCAAACAGAATGCCGAAGTCAAAAAAATTCCGCTTAGCCGTGGAGGGTGCAACCTGTGATGGCCGCGTGCTGGAACGTCAGCACATTCAGGAAATCGCGGACACCTATAACCCGCAGGTTTACGGCGCGCGCATCAATCTTGAACACCTCAAGAGCCTCAGCCCTGACAGCACATTCCGCATGTATGGCGACGTTGAGGCCGTTACCGCTGAAGAAATCAAAGAGGGGCCGCTTGCCGGCAAGCTGGGCCTGTATTCCGTTATTGATGCCACTGACGATCTGGTGACGCTGAATAAGTCCCGTCAGAAGGTTTACAGCAGCATTGAGTTCAATCCGAAGTTTGCTGATACCGGCAAAGCCTACCTGATGGGGCTGGCCTTCACGGACAGTCCGGCCAGTCTCGGTACTGAAATGCTTCAGTTCTCTGCGAAAGCGGCAGTTAACCCGCTCGCGTCCCGCAAGACCAGCGCTGATTGCTTTTTCTCGGAAGCGATTGAAACCGCGATTGAGTATGAAGCGGATGTGCCACAGCAGGAAAACGGCAAAAAGTTCTTCAGCAAAATTAAAGACCTCATTACCGGCGGTGAGCGGCGCTTTTCTGCCGAAACGGGCGAGATCCGCCAGGCCGTTGAGCTGGTCGCCGAATCTCAGGGGCAGCTGCTTGACCGTGTTGAAGGGCTAAGCCAGCAGCAGAGCAGCATGGCAAAGGCAGCGGACCTTGAAAAGCTCACCAGTGAACTGGCCCATCTGAAAACGCAGCTGGCGTCACAGGATGGCAGCTTTAGCCAGCGTCCTCCGTCTTCGGGCGGTAACGGCGTGGATCCATCGCAGCTGGCTGACTGCTAATCCGTCAGCCAGGTAACCCGAAAAAACCGATTAAGGAATTGTGAGATGAAATTAGAAACCCGCAAGCTGTGGGATGGCTACAGCCAGCGTCAGGCTGAGCTTAACGGCGTACCGATTCACCATGTAAACACCCACTTTGCGATTGCGCCAAGCGTGTCACAGACGCTGGAAGATAAGGTGCAGCAGTCAAGCGAGTTCCTGAAGCAGATTGGTATTTACCCTGTTTCTGAGCAGGAAGGCGAAAAACTGGGCTTAGGCGTGGGTGGTCCTGTTGCCAGCACCAATGCCGGCAGCACCACGCGCCGTGATCCGCGCTCCAGTCTGACGCTGGACGGCGATAAATTCCGTTGCGAGCAGACCAACTTTGACACCTTCATTTCCTATGCGCAGCTGGATATGTGGGCCAAATTTCCGGACTTCCAGTAG